AACCCAGCAGCATCCAGAATCGCTAATGCGGCCGCCTCCACGTGTGGGTCAAGTCCAAAAAATGCACGAACGGCATCTGGGATTGGACGGGTTGTATTTGTCATTGCAAGCATCTGGTCGTGACCAAAAGTGATGGCAAAACCATCGTCGTCGTGAACTTCTTCATCGCCAAAAATTACACCCGTGCAAGTGTGCCCAATTACCAATGAGGCAAATTTGGTGGCATCCATGCCGTTTTTTGTTTCATCTCCGGCCTCTTTGCGCCATTTGCGCACTTGGGCTTGCGAAACATTTGGACTAATGCGCAGTGTTACTCTTGGGCGTTCTGGCACATTGATGAAAACATCTTTGCGGCTCACCTTTGAGGCGATAGTCGAAGATAGTTTTTGAAGAAGTGTCTCCTGCGATTCGGTATTTACTTCTTTAGACAACAACTTGTCTTCTTTGGTTTTTTTCGTGTTTGTTTGCTCTGTTGATTGATCATCAGAATACAATGATTCGGCCACAAATTATCCTTTCGGTGGGTTGGGTATTAGCACTAAACTAGCAGCACTAATTTGTTGTCAGCGCAACAACCCTAAAACCCTCAAAAGGGGTATTTGCAGTTAATTTGCAGCAGGTGTTGTAGCGGCTGGCGGGTTTACATCGCTTACTGAGAATGTAAGGGCGAAGGTTGTTGGGGCGCCAGAAGAAGAATCGCCATCTGGTTCGGTCAAACCAACCAAGAGCGCATCCCTGTAGACGCGATCATTGGAATTGCTTGTTAGACCACAGTTGAAGGTTTGAACGGTTATGTCATAAAAACCAACACCGACAAACTGTCTCAATTTTTTAATTGCTGTTGAAATTCCTTTAACGCCCGTATCATCATCGTAGTGGGCCGTCAGTGTAATGTCGCCAATTTCTGCAGGAGCACAAAGAACTGTTGGTCGCTTCGCGCCACCTTCGTAAATTTTCTCCACCGAAGCCGTGATTTCACCACCCGAGACCTGGGCGAACAAAAAGTTAGAGCCGGTTGCTGACTGGAATGCGGGTGGTGGTTCGGCGTTTGAACCTAGGGTTGTAATTCCCTTTGGTGTGATATAGGCCAAAACTTGCCGTTGTGATACTTTTGCCATTGTTCCTCCGTTACGCAGTTACCGACGCAGTAAGACTTGACTTGACAATTTCAACTTCGATTCGGTCTCCGATACTGGAAACACGAACTCCGACTTTGGCTGTTACTTTACCATTAGCCAAATCAGCTGATGCATTTAGTTTAGCATCACATCTGACCGAATAACCGTAATCAATTCTTGTTCCATTTGGAGAGAACGCCTCAAAGAGTGCTCCGACGATTCGGTAGCCTTCAAGAACTGAAATCAATCTTGATTCAACTGCCGAGAAAATGCCGCCACGACCGTCAATCGGCGCGAATACAATCGGTTCCAAGGCCCTGTATGCGTCCGTCACTACTGCATTAACCACATCCTGTGCTGTTATGTAACGGAAGTTTGTTGTGTCTTGTGACAAGGAACGCGCACCGTAAACTCTTACGGAGTTGTTGATAACGCGAATTGCATTCACGCACTCGTCATCCAGGCTGTTGCCGTTTGTGCGGTCAATATCGGTTACGACACCGCTGACAAATAGTGCCTGCGAGTTCAAGCCAGCATAGGGAACATGGGATCCAGACTGGTTGGTGATGGCTGATCTTTTGCCAGCAACATAACCATCTGGTGGAATCATTCTATTGACCCCGACCACTTCTGTTGGCGCATAAACCCACGGATAGTAAAGAGCGGCATGCTCAAGATTGGAATTGTCGGCGATTAAGGTTTGCGCCCAAGTTTTTGCTCCTGCAATAGTGGTGTCACTGTTTGTGTGCAAAATAGCAACTCTGTTGTATTCATTCGCATGATCAATAAGTGCCGCCATTACTGAGTCGCTTTGTGTTTCTGGGTTTGAAACCATTCCGGTCCCCAAAGCGTCATTGAACAAAGTCAAAGCGGTGTTATAGGTTGCTGCTGTAACGGACCCAATCGCATCGCTACCTGCCGACAAGGCAGCCAGAGCCGCAGTGGCCGGCATGTTCGTGCTGCCACCGAGGGATGCGACAACATACTTGCTGGCTTCCGCATGAAGATTTAATTTTCCAACAATCTGCTCTCTTGTCGAGCAGTTCCCCGTGGTTGCAATTTGTACCCCATCCTTGAATATGAGTACTGCTTTGGTCCCAGCCACTGTTCCTGCTGTGACCTGTGCGCCAATCGTTTCGCTCCAATCACCGGGGCCAGTTGCGTCAAGACGAACTGAAACTCCGGGAGTGGCTTCCCCATCCGACAAATTCAAAGTACCCTTTGTTGCCGCTGCGCCGACTACGCGAGCAATATAGCACTGAGTTCCGCCCTCTTCAAAAAAGGCTTCAACTGTTGGATAAAGCAAAGATCCAGTCATGTAACCGCCAAATTGATCAGTGAATTGTTCGAGGCTCAAACAAAGAACTGCCTCATCGGCGGGTCCTCGAAGTGCTTTGCCGACAAAAAATGCCTGCGATGCTTCGTTTAGAAGAGCAACCGATGGCCCGGAGCGGACCGAGGTGGAAATAACTACGCCTGGCATGGTACCTCGCTAGATTAGTTTGGATTGACTATGTTCTTGTTAGATGATACTTGTTTTTCTCCTACTGGTTCAGCAACTATTGTATCGTTCTCTAATTTTTGCTGATTTGCTACTGTATTAATTTTTGACTCAACTTTTGAAGCTTTAGGTTCTGGTTCGGATTGAGGAACAGTGGCTACTTTTACCGTCTCGGGAACAACTGTGTCTGTTTCTGTCTTTTTCTTCTTTTTGGGCTTATTAAAATCCCCGTTTAGGGCAACAGAACCACCGGACAAGAGTTCGGCCACACGGGCCGATGATGCTATTGCTGAGTCGACTGCCGCAACACCGAATGGCGGTAGTTGATTTCCGTTATCATCTATTACCAGCCAATATTGAGAATTGCTTGACAAAAGGACTGCACCATCAAAACCAGGGTCTTCTTGCTGGTTGCCTAAAGTTTTAAACATACTACAATAATAGACTAATCAACCACGATTTGATTGACATAACCGTTTTCGGTAAATGCTCCACTAGGTCCTTTGGCTTGATAGTCAACTTCAATTTCACTGACGGTGGCAATGTCCTCACGGTGGACTATTTCATCTATGAGCAGGTTGTAGCTGATGTATCCCCCTGCCAAAACCCTGTCACCCTTCAAGAGAGTTAAGTCCGAAAACTCCTCTCGCATTGTTGTTTGATCAATTTGGGCTCGGAATGTGCCCCTTGGATCTGTCGCCTCCAAGCAGGGGGCATCAAGAAGTGCTGATCTTAAAACAACACAAAGTCGATCCCTCATTATTGTGGTTTGCTCAGATCCCTCGGTTCGTGACCAGACATAAGATCGCATTGAGTAGGTAACTCGGTAGAGGGGGTGCATGCCATCCCAGCCAATTTGCTCAAACGAGTTGGTTGATATGACCAAAGTGATAATCGTTGGCCAGTGGTCCATGACCAAAGGTTCGTAGGTGAAATAATCCTCTGGGTCAGGCAAATCCCCTTGATTGGTGTTCCACCCGTTGCGATACTTAACTAGGCGCTTTGGCATCTCATTTTTTAAGTATGAGTTGACATAGTCTTTAGCAAACTGCGGTCCATGCATTAGGTAAAGCGTCACAACATTGACTCCCTCACTGCCGCAATATTTCCGTGACAAACATAAACTGCCGCGACCTCACCAGCCCTTTTGGCAAAACCGACTGGCTCATATACGACTTTGCGCTTTGGCATTTTTGTTGTTCCGTACTGATGGAACTTCGCATACTCAATACTTGTCCCAAATGTCGCATCCATTACGTCAATTCTGTTTGGTGGACCAGCAAGGGTGGTGAGGCTTCTAAATAATCTTCCAGTCCTTACCATCGTGCTTGTTCCGGGTTCATGCATCTTCTTCCAAGCGGCATACTGCGGATCAAGCGGGGACCACCCACCAGATGGGAGTCCACCCTGCCTGAAGTTTTCTTCGTTGGCGAAACGGAGCCACTGCTTTGCTCTCCATAGCATTGGTCGCATGTCGTTTGCGCGCTTCTTCATCATCACCATGCGGAGAATCGCTTTTTTTGCGTCAACCTTAATAACAATGGTTGACATTAGCTAATCCTGTTCTTGCGATACCTCTTAAGCATCATCAACTCGGTTTCAAGAAACCCAGTTTGAAGTGGAGCAACATTCCTTGTTTCTAAATCTTTTACGCCAACAACATCATCATGCATGTTCTGCATTTCCCTGGTGGCGGCACGAAGGATTAACAATTTAAGCCCAGGTATTGAGGCCCCACCAAGTCCCCCCTGATACGTAACAGTGACTTTGTCGTCTGCGTAAGCAAACGGAATGTCAATACCAAAGCTTCTCACGACATAATCTTGATCAACGACCAAAGTGGTTTCAGTTCCGAGCAATGGTTGGTGTTTTACCAACGAGACAGAAATAACGGGAGTGTTTTTAAGATAAATGGTTGTCGGTGGTTGGAGATATGTTGAGCTTTCAACTTGACTATTGTTAAAAGAATTGCCAGTTGGGTTTGAATTTACAAAAAAAGACGACATCGGTATCCCTGTGTGGGTGCTCTCTATGCGATGAACCTCTGTATATGTGGCAGGCTCTAACGGTCTACGCAAATACATTTCCATTTCACTTTGAAGCCCTGCAAGAATAAGTTCAGCCGCATCCAGCTGTCTATTCGTGAGACTTATATCCATGTAGGTTTTTAGCTCAGCAACACTAACAATAGTCATTTGTGCTTACCTTCCAAGAGTTCTGGCGCGACGCAATCGTGCCCTTCTTCTTTCTGCCACCTCTTCACGAGTTTGACGACGAGCATATTCAAGTATCCGACCGGGGTTTCTGTTTCTTCTGCCAAACCCCAATACTCTGCCTATTCGGCGCGGGATACTGATGTCTTCATCTCCGGCTGTTGGAACAAGTGGTTTTGGCATGAATCCCCTAGAAATCAGATTTGGCTATAGTAATGTTAGCACCAAGTCTTATCTGTCGCCGTTTGGTGGAGCCTCTATCAGTGGTTCGTTGGTGATTTTTGTGGCTGACTCTACTGGCACCCATGCTCGAGAATAAATGTGATTCTTGATTGCCCTATGCTTAATAATCGTCCCATCAACCAATAAATCAAGTTCATCTAAAGTCATGTTCAGGGCAATGCAAACTTCCTGTTCGGTCACGGATCCGGAAACAAACAATGTCCGAATAAGTGACGAAAGTTTCTTGGCCACCACCGAACCCCGACCGCGATTCATTTGGACATGAAGAATCATGGCATCTTTTTCAGAACAATTGACAAAGATGACGGGAACGGTTGACCCAATAACTTCCTTGACTTGAGGGTTGCCAAGAGCGAGCAGATATCTTTCGTGGCCATCAATAATGGTCAAATCTTGCTCTCTTGCGACGATTGGGCAAATAATTCCGTGTTGAACAATTGACCGAGCCAAAACTGTCAAGTCAGGGGACACAATATATGTTGACCGCCAAGATGCTGGCCTTAAATCATTTGGGTTAACTAGTTTTACCTCATTCATTGATGTCTCTTTCGTTTTGTATAATTTTTCCGGCTTTCGTTCCGGGGCCGGCAGGGTTTGCGGATGTTGTATGAACCGAACTAAGAAGCAAGTTTCTGATAAGCCAGTGAATTGGATACGAGGCAGGGTCTTGTGCCATTTTCTTTTTAAATGTGGAAACATATCTTCGGGATGCATTCTGCATTGTCGGCCCAATCATGTAATCGGAAATAAATTGGCTCACCCCATCTAGGCCATCCTGCGAATATGTCTCAACAACTTTGCTGGCATCAAAATCTGCCCATAATCTTCGTTGGGCATCAATTCGAGGAAAAACCCTAACTAGCTGGTCATAAAATTCTGGTTCGGTAGCAATTACATCGCCCAGGCGTCTAATGGCAATGGAGTGAAGGGGAATTCCCACTCGCGTGTTTGAGCCAGTCATCTCTGCCGAATCGTAATACTCGGAGTATTCACCGCCCGAATCTGTTATGTATTTGAATACATCACTTGTCTGCCAGTCATAAATAACTTTGGCAAATTTAAGGGGTAAGCCTTTTTTGACGCCGTAGGGAGTGACGATGTAGTTCTCGTGAAGTTTTTGAACGCAAGATCTATATCGAATCATTGACTCATTCGCTCGCACACCAGTAATGAAAGCAGTTCTTCCTTTTTTGCCCTGCATTGTGTAGTAGTCAATAGATTCTTTTAGTGGTTCATCATGGCTCAGTCCAAAGTTTCTTGCCGTTATTGCAAATTCGGGCATCGGCCTAATCAGGCGTCCTTCGCGTTGACGCTTACCACTCCACAAAAGCGCACTCTCCCTACGACCAAGAATCCAAATTTCTGCACCGTATGGCAAGCAATACCACTCCATGTCAACCCATGGATAATTTTTTACCTTCATTACATAATCCAAAACCATGGGACTGACCATTTCTTCATCACGAAAAATGACTTTCACTGGGCCGAGTTTGCGCTCTTCGTGAACTTCTTTCGCTAGATAAAGAATGGCTGTTGAGTCTTTACCACCGGAAAATTGAATACAAACCGTGTCAAATGTGTCGTAAACATGGCGTATTCTTGCCCTTGCGGCATCTAGGCAAGAGGAATCAAGAAACAGCCTTTGACGGGTCATTAAAATTCACAGTGGGCTTCTAGGTAGTTAAGCAGCCGCTCTGCTGTCGTATTTCCATCTACTTCTGGCGTAGAGCGAAGCCACTTCACATAGTCGTACCATCTGGTTTGCTGCTCTACGCTGTCAAACACAATTGTGTATTGAACTACTGCTGTAGGTTTCTTTATATTGGGAATTGCCGAACTGCCAAGAGTGGCAACATTCATTTCACTTCCTTTGGGCACAGTAGGAGATTCTTCTTGAATATCCTCAACCATTGTGGGTGGGATAAATTCACTGGATGTAAGTAGTTCGCTCTCTGAGTCGGTAACGGAGTGTTCTATTACCGCCATTTCAAATTCATCCATTCCGAGATCGGACATTAAATCTGAATATTCGTTGCCCACATTGTTAATTAAATGCATAAGCAAATCTTCGTCATATCCGCCAAGGTCGGAAGTCCGATTGTCGGCATAGGCGAATGCCATCGCTTTTTGCTCATCGCCATCAAATACGGTGCAGGCTATTGAGTCCCAACCAAGACGTTTTGCTGCCTCGTATTGATGGTTGCCGGCAATAATTGTATATTTGCCATCGTTGTTTTGAACAACAACTATTGGTTTTACTTGACCAAACTCTTTGTAGGAAGATGCAATGGCATCAACATCGCCTAGTCGTGGATTGTTTTTCAACGAGACCAGACTGCCGATGGGTATTGACAACGAGGCAAGGGATTCATGTATTCCGTTCATACTTGAACTCTCACGTTTGCATTAAGTGTTCTGAGGGCATCGACCTGGGTTCTTATGGAAAGAAGTTTTTCTCGTTTTGCCCTAACCAATGCCTCTGCACACTTGTAATCAAAATCCATGTCTGCAAGTTTGTAATCTGCCCATGCTTCTCGTTCTCGAATTGATCCCTTGGCAGAAAGATATTCTTTTGCCCATTCGCCTTTAAGTCTTGATTCCTTGCGCGCACTATCTTCGGCCAGTGATTCAAATGCTTCCGTGTGGTGTTCCAATTCATCAAGAAGCCCGATAATTCGCTCCTCTATCTCAATCTGACTAATCGGTGAAGTTCTAATTGATTGAACTACATTCATTGTTGTGTCCCTTTCATAATTGCCTCTAGTGGTGACCAATCTACCTTTTTGAGGGCATCCGTATTTGCTGTTGCCCACTTTCGTTCAGATAAGCCCAAGTAATATCTCAACATCTCCTCTAGGACCCAAGCATCACACCTATCGGAGCCATCCCCTCCGGACCAGACGATTCCGGTGATTGCCGAGATGGCAGAAACAACTTCTGGTTTCCCAGCATTGCCCTTGCCGGTCGCAAACTTCGCCCTACAAGTAGGGGGGATTTCAACAAATGGTATTCCCGCCTCATAGAGGGTTATCCTCATCACGCCCCCCATTTCACCTATTGAGTGTGCTTGAGAGTTTTGTGAGGCATATGAATAGTGTTCAATTGCCACACAATCAACACTATGTTCTTTTGCCATATAAATTAAATCGTTTCGCACTTCAAGCAATCGTTGTACCCCACGCGATGTTTTGCGAATACTGGCAGTCACGCCACCAATTGAAACCCCCGTTGACGTGAGAGATAGGTCTATCCCCATCGTTGCTATTTCTTTCATCGTTCCCACCCGTGTTTTGCTAGACCAAGATCAAAAGCAAGGGCTGGGTATTTGCCGATCCTGTTATGACACTTCCTACACACCGCCAGCACGTTTGCTTCGTCAAGTATTGACCCACCCTGTGATCGGCGAACCAGTTCATGGACATCAGTCGATGGCGAGAGTTTGTAAATTGCCAAACCATCGTGTTTTGCAAACACAGGACACGCTTCACACTTTGGTCTTTCGGAGAGAACCTTGACCACAAGAGCCCGACGCTCGACATATTTTAGTTCCATTTTTTTACTGCGCCTACGCGGTGGTTTGCCGCGTTTTAATGGTTTGCGATTTTTCACAATATGTCCGATGGGTTAATGTTGTCAAACTCCCAAGAATCCTCAAGAAGCGCCCATAGTGCTTTATCAATGCTTGTTTCCTCAAGATCGTATTCCAGAAACATTGCCCTGTGTTTGGCAATGCCTCGCTTAAGAAATTCAACGCTCTCCCATCCGCTGCTTTGCGAAATTTCACCGGTATCAATCATTGTGGCAACTTCATTCAGTCGTCTTTCAACATGGAATCCAAAGCGGGTAATTTTTTTTATTCGCGCATCGTATGAGGCATTTGCTTGCTGTAAGAGAATTAACCCATCGTCCCCGAATGACTCATATCGTGCAATGTCGGCTTCTCTTGACAACTCGGTGGATTCAACCTGGCTTTTTATATTGTCCAGAAGGGCGACGAGGTTTACTCGCCAGCGTTCCCAATTCTCTTTAAGGAGAAGTGTTTTTCGCTGATTTGGTGAAAGTTTATTTTTAACCTCTTCGGCGACCATTTTAGCAAATGTCTGATCATCCATATTTTTTTAGCGCCTCCTGGCGCTCCATGCTGGGCATATTTTTTTGTAACTACACCAGTCGCACAGTTTTGATACTTTGGTTGGAAAATTTTCGGTTTGAATAGATTTTTCTATCTCCCCGTGAACATTGGATACCCGAGCAAGCGTGGTTTCGTTGTCTGCGGGCGTTGTCTGTCTTGCGATGCTTTTACCATCTTTTAGGTATATGAGTTCCACTTCATTGACGGGCTTATTTATCGTCTGCTCAACTATGATTTTATATAAAAGAAGTTGAAACCATTTCTGATCCATGTAGGCAGGGCGCGGAAACTTCCCTGTTTTGTAGTCGGTGACTTTTACGCCATCGCCATGGGGCGTGATTCTGTCGACAAATCCTTTGATGTTTATGCCCGGTAAAACTTCGACATAATATTCAGACTCAAGTTCCATCGGTGAAATGTTTATTGGGTTTTCTATTAGCCAAAGATTCTCAACACACCACCATGACTTCCACCTGAATTCGCGCATTTTTGTTTCATCGACACCGATTGCGGCCAGTCTTTCTGCCCAACCATTAACCCAAACAACCCTTGACACCTGTTGAGCATTGGCTATGGTTCGCTGATTGTTGGGAAGTTTGTAGACATTTTCTAATATCTCGTGAACAAAATTACCCATAATCTGACTGTCTGTTTCGGGTTCGGGTATGCCATCAATCCTGCTGTATTTATATCTTTGGGGACACTGTTCCCAAGTAGAGATTGATGAAGCCGACAAGTAATCCGGCATTTTGAATTGTTCAGGCTGTTCGGTGCTCACCGACCAAGCCTACTACTTTTCAAAACTTAGACGTGTTGCTTCCGTCAACAATTCCTGAAGTTGACCAAGAGAGACATCGTTGGATCGTTTTGGTTTTGGGGCATTAGAAGATATTGATGCCCAAAAAGCGTTCAGTTGCGATCTTTTTGATTCACTCAACCCTTTGCTGATGCTCACAAAACTTTCCCAAGTTTGAACAGATTCATCAATCGGCGCATCCATCGCCTGCTCAATTTCCATGGCATCCTCGCTGCGGGCAAGATATAAACCAACCCCAAGTGTTTGTACTGCTTTCTTGAGTGCATCGGAAACGGCACCCTTGACCTCGTCGCCGTAGTCAACGGCAAGACCAGTTGCCTTGATTCGTTTAATTTTTTGTCCACCAACGCCATCTCGGCTAACTTCTTTCCCGTCAATCGTGGCGATAACGGTTACATGGGCGACAATTGAATCGCCAATTTCGGTGTAACCCTTAATTGAGAAAGACCAATTTTCAACACCAAGAACTTTGTTCATGCGGTTGATTACTTCGCTTACCGGGATATAGGTGAGGTTGGTGCCACCTTTGTTTAGGACCCGTTCCATTTCTTTCGGGAATTGTTCGGAAAGAGAACCGTATATTTCTCTTCGTTCTGTTTTTTCTGCTTCACTCATCGTTTGTTCCTCCATGTGGTTGTCTTACTATTACACTCATGCGCGAATCGCCGGATTCGCAATAATTGTCAACATTTACGCCCAATTTTTCAAGTTGTGTTACTTTCCAATACGAGGGCTGCACGTAATTGATCATGTCTTGAGCCATTTGTTGCGGGTCAACTTTTACTTCACCGGTATCCATGTCAATTGACATTTTCATAAGTTTTTGCGCCACGACACTTGCAAGGTCTTTGTGTTGCCACTTAGTTCGTTTCTTGGAAAAGTTTTTCTCAACCTCACCGCCATTTGGCAAAAGAATCTTGTCATCTTTCATCATTGACCCAACCTTCAGGGCAAATGAATCGTAAACAAATTTAAGATCGGCTTTGTTCTTGTTAAACGCTGCGAGCACCTCGCAGGCTTCCTCTTGTGGCGGTGATCCAGCAAGATAGTCCTGCAATCGACCTTCTAGGTCATTTAATCGTTCTGCAAAATTGCCAAACAATAGGTCAGCAATAGTGGGCGTCGTGTCCATGTTTCTCGCAATCGTTGGTGATAGTAAAACTTACTCAAACAACGATAGCGGCTCTTTTGCGTTGAGGCAACCCCAGTCCTGTAAGAAAACCAAAAGCCCCAGTCACGGAGTCAACTTGGTCATCGTGGCTGGCGGCTTCAGGGAATGTGGATAACTCATCCAGCCATTCGGTGAGCCATGGGGCTCTAAGGACACGAATATTGCCATTTGCTGCCGCCGCAGCAAAAGGACGGGCTCGGGTCACCTTGTCGCCAGTTGAACGAATTCCAACAAAATCGTAACCCGGCACCACATATCGCGCATATTGATCAACTAAGGCTTTCCCAGAAGAACCTGGTTCTTGCTCCATTCTTATGGCTACGCTTGGCCCATCCTCGATTGCTGTCTGCTGAACCAGTTGCTCTACTTTTTCACCCTTTACTCTTGCCCTCTTGACATCTAGAATATAGGCAATACCTTTGTCAAATAAGACCAATGTCCCTACAGTCCAGTCTGGGTCGGGATTTGACTGGTTTGGTTCTGTCGCGGCCAAGTCCCAAAAGCGAACAGCCCTAGCCGAACTACCGACTATGGGCACCTCATGTTGGTCAATAACCACAAAGGATGTTCTGTCAAACATTGATCCAAGGGTGGTTGCCCACCAGTCACCCTCCTCTAGTCGTCGTCGCTCAAGAGGGTCAAGTGCCTGTAGAGAGCGGCGGTAAGAGAGCGCATCTATGCCGGGGTTGTCCGTCAAAAGAGATGGAACAAATATTCGGTTTTCGGCCTTTCCTTCAACGATAAACCTCTGACGAACCCAGTTGGGGGCTGGGTTGGATGCAGCCCTCATACGAATTGGAACCTCGGACAATGGACCACTGACTGGTCGGCGTAGACGGGAAAACAAATAGCGGTAGTCCCCTTCCCTGATTTCGGTCACTTCATCCATCCCAATGAACTGGAATTCAGAACCCTTATACCTAAGGTAATCGCCGGTGTTGTTTAGATAGCCAAAAGATATGCGAGCACCAGAAGGAAATGTTGCTATAAAACTATTATTATTCCAATGGACATCATCGTAATTAGAGATCCATGTTCGAAATCTGTCCATTAGGGCGCCGGGAAGCGACAAGTCAGCGAATGTCCGCCTAAACAGAATCGCTGAATATTGGGGAACATCTACATACTGAAGAGCGGCCATTAAAAGCGCCGATGATTTACCACCACCAGCAGCTCCACCAAATAGGGCTTCCAGCGAATAGCAACGCAAAAAAACCTTCTGAGTAAGCGATGGCTCCTCAGGGCAGTACAAAGGAGTCTTTGGCTCAAGATAGTCAATTACTTTTTGCCAATCTGCCATTCAAACTTCCTGTATCTACTATGCTTGCCCGTATCGTAAACTATATAAGAACAACCGGAGGTCCGTATGAACAAAATAAAAGCGTTCCTCAAGAACAGGACAAATGTTGCTAATATTTTAATGAGCTCATTTGTCATTCTAACATCATTAGGTGCTGGTGTGATTTTTCCTCCAGCAGGGTTAATTGTTGCGGGAGTCGGTTGTGGCTTGGTTGGACTTTTACTTGGACTTGAGTAATAAATGGCTTGGAACTCACCTAAAAACAAAGATATTTCAAATCTTGGTGTAAAATCATTAATTGGGCCAGGTGCGCCTGTTGCGCAGAATATCGGCTTTGCTGGAAAATCCTACAAAGATTCTTGGGACATAGAACGCGCATACCGAGAGGGCATGCAGCGCGTGACCTGGGTTGCTCGTTGTATTGATGTCATAGCAGGGAACCAAGCTCGTCTGCCAATCATATTGCGAAAAGACAATTCCCCCGATGGGGAAATTCTTTCCGATACGAAAATGTCAAAGTCAACTTTGCTTGAAGTATTAAACACCAAATCCAATATTGGTGAAAATGCATTTATTTTTAGATACAGACTCTCTGCTCAATTGCTTCTTGGGACACGCGGTGTTTTTATTGAAAAAGTTAGAGGGCGCGATGGCGGGATTATTGGGCTCAACTTGTTGCCCCCGCAATCAACAGCACCAATACCTGATCCTAAGAAATTTGTCTCAGGTTACGAGGTAACACTGTCCCAAGGTAAAACTACAATCCTCAAACCAAACGATGTTGTTTGGGTGCGTCGTCCACACCCATTGGATCCGTATCTTTCATTGACCCCAATGGAATCTGCTGGCGTAGCAATTGAAATAGAAAATTTTGCTAAGTTATATAACCGAAATTTCCTTATAAATGATGGCAGACCCGGGGGTTTGCTAGTTGTCCGGGGAATGCTTGACGAAGAAGACAAAGAAGAACTTAGAAATAGGTTCAGGGGCAATTTGTCTCGTGCCGGACAAACAACCGTTCTCGCTGCTGATGATGGTGCCGAATATGTGGATGTCGGTGCTTCCCCGAGAGATGCCGCATATATACAAATGAGACAGATAACCAAAGAGGAAATACTTGCGGCATTTGGTGTTCCAGAATCCGTTATTGGCAATGCCTCTGGTCGAACATTTTCCAATGCCTCCGAAGAAATACGAGTTTTTTGGACAGAAACAATGCTTCCGCATCTGGAACCGATAGCCAGGTCTTTGGATGAATTGGACGATGTCAATTACGTTGATTTTGACACAAGCGAAGTACCTGTTCTTATGCTTTACAAACAAGAACGGGAAAGATATCTAAGTGATGAGTTTTCTCGTGGACTTATTAGTCTTAACGAGTACAGAATTGGTAGCGGAAGAAAAGATGTTCAATCCGATCTCGCAGACTCATTGTTGTTGAACCCCAACTTGACGCCAGTCGGGAACACCAAAAAGAAAATGGAATCACCACCAATGATGGCTGGTGGTCCTCCGCAAGGTACCGTTCCAGGCTTGGAGGGTGGTGCACCGCCTCCAGGAATGCCGGGAATGCCGGGAATGCCGGAAATGCCAAGCGCTCCGTCACCGCAAGCAGGGGCAGAACCAGACACCATGGCAGGCGCAATTGCCGCTGCCATGCAGGGAGCCAATCCAGCAGGGGCGGCAGATGTTCCCATGGCCACAGCATCGGCCGCACCAGTAGGTCAAGTCCCCGTGGAAACAAAGGCGGCAGAAGAGGAAAGATCAATCGAGAGATGGTCGGAAATCCTTGCTCGCTCTCTTGAAAGAGTTATTGAGCGCCAACAAAGAGTGGTTATGGAAAAATCCATGGGGATCAAATCAAAAAAATCCTTGTCAAGCGGGACGCTGGATGTGGAATCAGTATTTAATCGAGATGTTTGGCACAGGCAATTAGAGGACGATGTAAGGCCAGTTCTGTTCGCCATTATTCAAGATGCCGCCGATGTTGCTGGATTGCCAACTCCAGACAGAAAAACAATGCTTGAAGTATCAAATACCAAATTAACCCAACTTCAGGGGTTGAATAATCAAATAGAAAAAGACATCCAAGGCGCAATCAAGTCTGCTCTTTCGGTTTCGGGTGCCGACCCGAGATTGGCAGCCCTCAAAGAAACGCTTATAGAGACCTATGCGCAAGTAGATGCAAAAGACAGATTTGTTCTTGCCGAACTGGTCGCATCATCTCTTTGGTCGCAATTCAGTAATTAAATTCTTATTACTTAATAGAATATATTAGTTGCTGCAAGAACGGCAATTGCTAGTTTATCATTGCTGAGCAACACATCACCAGAGTAGGCAAATGGATAATCTTCTTTTCAAAAGTGGCAATAACGGCCAAGTAAATGTTGACCAAGCCCAAGGAATAGTTGAGTGCTTTGTTGCAGGAATCGGCAACAAAGATTCGGTCGGCGACATTGTTATCAGTGGGGCATTTGCCAAAAGTCTTACCCACAGAAAACCAAGGGTAGTCTGGGGACATTCATGGAATGACCCAATTGGGAAAGTTCTTGAGATGTACGAAGTCCCAACTGGGGATTCTCGTCTGCCCGCCAAAATGCGAAATGCTGGCATCGGTGGTCTTTATGCGAAAGTTCAATTTAACCTTCAATCCGAAAAAGGAAGAGAAGCATTTTCTACTGTTGCTTTTTTCGGTGAAGATCAGGAATGGTCTATCGGATATAAAACAATTGATTCAGTCTTTGACCAAAACCTTCAAGCAAACATCCTCAAAGAAGTTGAACTCTACGAGGTTTCTCCAGTTCTTCACGGCGCAAATCAATTGACTGGCACCATTTCAATCAAGGCAGATGAAAAGGGGCAGATGCCGATCATCCCGATGCACGGCATGGGAATGCCGATGATGTCACAGGTTCCGAGAATCGTGGTTGTTGCAGCACCACAAGGGGGCGCAGATGAATCAAGCGAGGGCGACCCGTTTGCAGAAGGAATGTCGCAAGAACTTTCCGAGCCAGACAAGAATGCATTACAGGCAGAACTTGCTGAGCGCACTAGTTCCAAGATTGAGATATTGAACGCAACCGAGAACAGCGTTGTATTCAGGCGCACTACGACCGATGGTCAAGCGTCCATGTACAGACTTCCGTATCATCGTGAGGGAAACCAGTACATGTTCGGCAAGCCCGAACCCTATGCGGTTGATGCACCAAAGCCACAGCCAATGCAGAACATTGAGCAGAAACCCGGTGCACCGGTCGTCGTTCCAAACGGTGGCATTGCGTATCGCAACGACGATCAACAGGAAATGTTGACAATGTTTGGTGGTCCGGTCGAATCGCCGTTCGGCAAATCAGAGATATCCCACTTGATTGAATTGCCAGAATTTTATATGGCAAGCGCAAGAGATTTCGTAAATCCAGTTTTGCGTCATCACAAATTAGTAGGACGACCAAGCGCTAAGGGAATTATTATTGATGGTGTTTTGACGGCGAATGCACTTGATGCACTCCAGAACGCAGTGAAGGCACTTGGTGCAACAATCGGTCAAATTGGCGGAAACATCGGTCAGGCAATCGGAAGAATTCGTGACCTCGCCCAAACGTTCAACCCCTATGCACTTGACGGCGACGGCGACGGTTTCGTCCAAGACGGCAGCCCATTCATGCGACCATATATCCCGATTAAGAAGCCTGGTTTTGATCTACCCGATGTTCGTGGGCGAAAAAGAAGTGGCGACAAGTTGTTGGATAAGCCACGACCTACACCTGCTTTACCAAAAGATGGAAAAAAATGGACTCCGGCTCAACGTCAAGAAGCACTCCTTGGTGGTTTGATAGAACCAGAGACACGGGAAGATGTTGCATTCCTCGCCAACAAGCGGCCAGAAAATGAAGGAATTGCCAAATACTGGGATATGTCCGAGGCGGATCTCACCAAAGAAGGCAACAAACTCATCAATGCTCGCAAGCAATCTGCCGGCACAGAAAAAGAAAAAATTGATGAAGAGCTGTTGAAGGTTTCTCACGAATTCCAGCGTCGCGCTTCATATGCCGAAACATTCGGTCAAGACTTTGTTCCGCCCGCAAAACGAGAAACGCCGAAACCGGATTTAGTGCCTGTTGACATAACACAAAATGAAAGCATTAGGCGAATGCTTGGTGCTCCAAAATCAAACATACCTCGAACGGACGAGGGGTTTGCATCTCGCTACGACCAATACGTTGACAAGTTTGATGCATTGATTGAGCAGATGGAACTTGATCCATCTACTAAGTGGAGCGATCTTGACGAAGATTCACAAATTGAGTTCATCAAAGAACTTGATTACGACTACATGTACGACGTTCACGGGAATCTTGGCGACGACGGAATCCAAGAGGCAATGGAAAGCGGTGAATACGATGACGCAATTGCCGAGTTTGCAGAAGATGTATGGAACACAATTGGTGAGGAAAAGAAACTTGCCGCAGACAAAGAGCGTCGTCAATTGGATCAAGAAGAGTCAGAAGACCCAAGAAACATTGCCAATGCAGAAGAAGCCGCAAGAATTGAACGAGAAGAATTGGATATGGAGGCTGAGGCACAGGATGAGATTGAGCGTCGTCAATTGGCTCGGGAAGAATCAGAAGACCCAAGAAACATTGCTGATGCAGAAGAGGCCGCAAGAATTGAACGAGAAGAATTGGAATATGAGAGAACTGTGGAGCGTTTCCGTCCATCCATGGCTGAGTTGGCTATGGAGGCTGAGGCAGAGGATGAGATTGATGGCGCACTAGAAAGATATGTTGGCGAACTGCCGTTTGATGAGGACGACGATGATCCTGATTCTTGGGAAGAACGATGGGGACCTTCTAGTCCAATTGATGGCGAGGATTACATTGAACTTGACCAAGACGAGGACAGGATGCGCGGCCTCGCCTCTCGTGGCGAAGATGTTGCATGGGAAAAGCTAACGAACGAAGAACAGTCCCTTGTTGAACAAGAGTATTATGAAAACATAGGTGGGCCACGCCCCGGTGATCGTGATTATGACTCAAGTGCGGCTCAAAGTTATTACGAACAAAATCCAGATATATGGGATTTCTCTGCCAATCGCAGCGAACCATTTGGTTTTGCTAGTCGTGACGACGATGGAGAGGTAAAACAGTCAAAACTTGACGAGATGGTAGAGGATGTCAAAACAAAACTAATTGCTGAACTTGAAACTGCCGACCCAGCAACATGGAAGCCATCGTGGCGCAACGATTCACTCCCGGTCAATCCAACCACTGGCAAGCCGTACAGAGGCTTCAATGCATTCTGGTTAATGTTGCGCACGAGCAACGAAAATTACAGCACTGGCAGATTTGCTGGTTTCAACCAACTTAAAGCACGTGGCGCTCAAGTTCGCAAAGGCGAAAAGGGTGTTCCTATTTTGCGCCCACAATTGGTCAAGAAAACAGACGATGACGGAAATATAAAAGAGTTTGTCGTTTTCCGTGGAACAACAGTATTCAATATTGATCAAACAGACGGCGGAGATGAAGCACTTAGGGCAATCCCGGCTGACCTTCCAGAAGAGCAACGAATAAAAATTCTTGAAGCCACAATTGCCGATCTTGGCGTCAATGTCGTTACGGACAACATGCGTGGCCCACATTATTCACCTACCGGTGATTATGTATCAATGCCCGATTTTTCTAAGGGAACTGGTGCTCTTGAATGGAACTCATCGCTGGCACATGAAACCATCCATTGGACTGGAGGCGCATCGCGTCTCAACAGACCAAGTGTTGCAAATTATTCAAATGACAGCAAAACTCGGGCATACGAAGAACTTGTCGCCGAAATTGGCTCAGCCATGTTCCTCGCTGCGCACGGAATTGATGCTCCATTTAGAGAAGACCATGCTCCCTACATCAAGGGCTGGGTATCGCTACTGAAAGATGATCCGGATGCGCTTTCTCGCGCATTCAAGGATGCAACAGCAGCAATTAACCACATCCTTGAAAAGTCACCAAATCTTCGCAAGTTGTTCGGCGGTTCTGACGGTGGCAAAAAGGCACCAGAGGTAGATGCACCAAATCTGGTTGGAGCCGCAGTTAACTCTTCGGAAGGTTTTGCCTCATTGCATAGAGTTCGCACACCTCGTAGCAAAGCATTGGGTGGCATTCTCTACGATGACTCCTCTCGTGAATTAATGGTTGGCTTCTTGAAGGGCAAATCTTGGGACGATGCACCCCCTAGGGATAGGGACACTTTTATTGACCGAGCAGAAGCCATTCTTACCGATGGCAATCGATCACCGTCAGCATCTCAAATAAATGACTATGCAGAAGAACTTTATGACGATGCTCGCGACATTGGCTGGTATGTCTACTCAGATGTGGACATGACAGAGGTTGAAGAACTTGCCATTGCGCGAAGCAAGGGAAAGCACATCAATGCCCTTAAGAAATTGAAAAAGGCGCGAAAAGCAACCGATGAAGATCAATTCAACTTCTTTGGTCGTGATGAAAGAATACAAGATGTATCTTCATCAAAAATGAATGATGGATTCGCATCTCGTGGTCCACGGGAGCCACAAGAAGGTCTGCGTCGTCACAAATTAATGCCAGCAGAAATTCGCGGGAAGATACCAAAACTCGACTCAACAGAAGAAGTGCCCACAGATGAAAAGATTTTGGCAGTAAAGTTTTTCTCACCTTATTCTAATTGGACTTGGTATGGCGTTGAGTTTGATGGCGAAGATATGTTCTTCGGTTATGTGGAGGGGTTTGAAAATGAGTGGGGCTATTTTTCTCTTGATGAACTCGCCAAGACCCAATTGGGCGGAATGGTTCCTGCTGTTGAACGCGACACCAGTTTTAGACCGACAAAGTTCGGCGATCTCAACAAGGCAGACGGTTTTGCATCTACGGGGGGCAAGAGACTTGGCATTGAGCCAAACTACGCCGATCCTACTTGGGTAGATGAAACTCAGCGAAGAATCTTGAGGCAAAACACCGATTGGGGCAGTTTGTCGTATGACGACCAAATCGATTGGGCGAATTCATTCCTTCAAGAATTCATTGAAGAAAATGATATGGGGCACGACCTAACCGATTTAATGAATGGTCGTCGCTTGAACACCAGACCAGACATTGGTTTGTTGAACTATGCCGAAAGCGCTTATGCCCGCATGTCCGATGCCCACATGGCTAGGCGAGCACAGTTCGGCGATGAAGATGGATTTGCTTCTGTCGGTCGTCGAACCAGACGACTTGGCATACAACCAAGCGAGGCCGTGGATTATGTGGCTTACGACCCAGAATCAGAAAGTTTGTTCGTTGCCTATAAGCGAGAAGATGGTCGCGGGGATATGTATGTTTACGAAGGTGTCAGCATGGATGATGCCATTGCTCTTGAAAATGCGCCAAGTGCAGGCAGGGCGATAAACGACATCAAGCGCCGCAAGAACGTGCGCAAGGCCACATCGGAGGAGGTTGTGGGACTTTCCCGTACCGACGAGGAACGGTTGCTTCAAGCAATTGATGCAACCGATGCCGCCGCTGCGAAATTGCAGAAAGCCAAATTGGACGAAGTTGCATCCTCTCTGGTGGGCCTGTATGACCCGCCGAAGACGAATGTCATGTTTGACGATGATGCCCCCGACGGCGCTCCGCAACTCCTTGTTGGCAGGAGAGAGAATGAGTCGCAGTTCAGGGTTGAGTACGATCCCGATGCCCGTGAATATGTGGTCACAGCTCAGTATTGGGATCGTGGCGATAGGGAAACGCCAGGAATGTGGGAAGACCTATACTCGGCGCGGTTTGACAATCTTCCGGACGCCGTCGAGGAAGTAAAAAGTGGCCTGCTTGCAAGAGAGGCAGACGATGATGCAGAAGCAAAACTTGACCGTGAGTTGGCAGATGTAACACGTGAACTTGACATGGCTGGTGACGCACCTGGAGTCGAATCTATTGACGTTACATACTCATCGGCACTTACTGCTGTTGACTACAACCCAGCCACAAAGGAAATGCGTGTCTCGTATAAAGGTGGTGGAACATACATTTATGAGGGTGTTGATGCGGATGAGCTAGAAGCATTTAAGAGGGCTCCGAGCAAAGGTCGCGCCATAAATGACATTAAACGCGCACATCCTTTCCGTCAAGATAGTGAGTGGGCCGGAGGCGGCGACGAAGACGGTGGCATAGAAGAGTTTGACGTTCGTGGTTCAGCAGCGGTTGAGCAAGTTGCCTACGACCCAGAAAAAGAAGACCTTATGGTGATCTATTCCGGCGGCAAAGGCTATGTCTACTCAGGGGTTACCCGAGAAGAAGCAGATGCTGTTCGCTCAGCATCAAGCAAGGGTCGAGCAATCAATGATGTAAAGAGAACCCACGATGTCCGTAAGTTGACTGGTGAGGATGTTCGGTTCTTCGGTAGCAAGAAAATGGGCGAATTAACGCCAGACGAAATACGGGATGACAAAGAACTGGATGCAGACGAATTGCGAGTCTTTATTGACGAACAAGAGGGTTTGCTTGAGGTTATGCGGCTGAACGGTGAATCATCGGACAGACTTGCTCGACAGAAAACAATCATAGATAATGCAAAACGGGATCTATTGGCGAGCGACCCAGCACCAACTGCAAAACCAAAAATGTTGACCAGTAGGCCGCCCCGTGGTGGCAAGCGAGTCCGCAACCGAAATGTCACCATCGCCATGGAGCAGGGGAAGCTTGACGAAATAATCGAGGCAGAAGGCAAGAAAATCACCGTTGATCAACTTCGTGATGCCGCTGGCTCCCCGATGGGCAAGTACACCAAGGGGCCACGCAAAGGCAAGAACAGAGGTTTTGACACCATAACGGTGCGCGATGCCGATACCGGCGAGTTGCTCCATGCCAACGAAATTCTGTTGACATCGTCGGCAAGTCCTGGCAGCCCGAGCGCGGCGAACAGAAAGCGTGGCTATATCAGGGCTCGTTCATACGCTGGTCGCCAAGGACACAACATTCTTTCTGATGAAGGTCCAAGCCTGCGAGGCGAAGGCCGCGGTATGACCGATTACGACAAGCGCGTATATGGTCTTGGCTCAGATGAGAAAAACCGAGAAATTGGTCTTGCATCGCGAGGATATCCAATAATTGATGACAACGATGAAGAACTTGGAGACACACCAGAGGTGTCCCCTGCCGACAGGGCGGCATTTGACAGCCTCTCCCTTGAGGAGCAAGCCAGGAGAATTAGGGAGACAGTTGGTAGAAATGATATTGATGCCCGAGAGAGAGCGATTGACAACTATGCCAATGAGTGGCGTTTCATGGAGTTTGATGGCGTCGCAGGCGATGACTTTGGCCTCGGGGATGATAATGATATTTCTGATGAAGACGGCTTTGCCTCAACTGGTGGTCGCGTCAGAGAGCGCGGTAGTCGTGTCGGCGAAGACATAAATGATTTCCGCAGATACCTTGACTCAGAATACGGCGAGTACTTCATGGAGTACACCCAAATGGATGACGAGGAACTCAAGCAAACCTTAATGACTCGTTACCGAATGAGCCGTGGTGAAGCACGTGACCTTGCAAGACAGATTCGTAGAGATGAGAACTACTACTACGACCTGTGGGAGAAAGAAGACCTTCGACTCAACGATCTTGACGCCCTCGGTTATGACAGCGACGACGGCTTCGCCTCAGCTGGCGAGGAGATAGAAGAGATAGTAAGCGACTTTGATTGGAATGTCAGCAGACTTGATGATGGTTCAATCGTTTGGACGACTGGCGATGAGTATGGCGAGGATCTTGAGAACAATGGCGACATTGGGTTTGTTGGAAAGATAACCAAGCGCCCCGACGGCAAATACGAGTCATCTTGGTACACCCAGCAACTCAGCAATGCGGCACCTGGTAACGGATGGGATGATCCAGGCTATTCTGGTGATGTCGAGATAGAGGAGGAGGGTGGCGGTGTGTTTGACACACTTGCCGAGGCGGCCAACGATGCCAATCCCGACAACGTCGGAAAATACAGCGAAGACACTGGCCGCGACATTGACCCGAGAGACATGGAATATCTCGGTGGAGGAAGGTACCGAGAGAGAGGCTTCGCCTCGCGCGGCGGCAGAGACGGCTTCGCCTCCGGCATGCCCGGTGATGGCGAACGACTCATGCGTGGGGCGAACAGGGACTTCACGGCAGATGAGTTCTCCCCCAGCGAATACAGAATGGCAATGAGTGGGCTGAAGAAAGCGAGAGAAGGCACCAGAGAAATCACCAAGAACGAGAATGCGGCAATCCAGAAACTCGCCCGCCTCTATCGTGCGAGATCAAGCACGACCCCGCAACAACAAGAGGCGATAAACGATCTGATGAAGGATGTGAATAAATATCAGATGGGTCAACTTGGCTGGTTTGGCGGAAGCGACGGCTTCGCTTCACGCGGCGATGGCTTCGCCTCGCGTGGTATGCCAGATTGGTTTGACCAAACGAGCTACGAATACCCATGGGAAGAACTTTCGGATGGACAACAAGAGGATGTCATGGACGCTGTTGGGCAGCAATACGTCTATGAAGAACTTGGACTAGGAGATGACGAAGGCATTGATTGGTTGGAAAGCAATTACGACGATGACGGGTTGAGGGAGTTCGCGCAAACACAGTACGAGAAAGCCCAACAGGATAGGCTCGCCCAAGACATAGATGCCTACGATGCCCAGCAGGATGGGCGGCTTGACGGTTTCGCCTCGCGCCGTTACGACCCCACGGTGAATCTCGCCCCCGAAGAGTTTGTTGGGTACGGGATTGAACGTTACGGCAATTTCTTCAAAGAAGAATTAATTGATGATTTGGAAACCCTCCGCAATTATGACCGAGACGAAGCAGAACGAATTGCCAACTACTGGGAGCAAAGTGATGCTCTTTGGGATGAGTATTTAGGGGATGCAATTGGCGACATGGAGGGTGACGTGCGTCGTGCATTCTCTCTTGCCGCAGACAGAGCCTACGAGGATTACCTCAGCGGCTTGGAAGACTCCGATGGCTTCGCCTCGCGGACTAAACCAAATACCAACAACATGGGTTATGGTCCAATGGATGACGAATATTGGACTGTCAGCAATGATGGCAAACGACTTACGGGAACAGATGCCGGACGAAACACAGAATGGATTATTAATTTCAACGATCAGGGGGAATACGAAGTCTATGGCATTTTTGACCTTGGATCTGACGAAAGTTTCACCTATGACTTTGGAGTTGACCAAAGTTATGACCGCTTAGATGACGCCAAACGATTCGTTGAAAATTTCGAAGAAGACGATGAAGACTTCCAGCCATCGGATTCAGACATCTTTGCAGAACAAGAGATGATGGATGACTTTAGAGATTCCGATGGCTTCGCATCGCGCGGCGACGACAAGGGCGAGGATGGCTTTGCCTCACGTGGACCCACCCAACTTCGATTTATGGAGCTTAACAAAACCGAAGATTGGTCTGACCTCAGCGAAGCAGAGCAACAAGAGTGGATTGACGAACTTGAACAAGATGGTGCATTTGAGTCGGGTGCCACCCCCAAAGAGATAAGCAACATAGCGCAAGACACATGGAATGATAGAGCAGCGGAACAGAAAGCCTTCGTGTCTGAAGAAATTATGAAAACGCTTTCAGCACTACAAGAGGTTCTTAAGGGCGAGCCAGACGAATTACTGGATATGTATTCGATTGACGACCTAGCATTCATTCAAATTGAGGAACTGATTGACAACCCATTTTCGACCGACAGCACCGATTATCGGGAAGGACTCGAACTTCTTGATGCTCTCCGGAACAGGGTCAATAGATATCTAGAACGCCGTGGTCAACGCAACGATGAAGATGGTTTTGCCTCTCGCGGTGGGCGAATGAAAGCAAGCAAAGAGCAACTTGATAAGTTGCGAAATGCAATTGCACCATTGGATACACAAGAAAGACGCGCTAGATACCTCCGAGGCGATTACCCAAGAAGCGAAAGCACTCGAGATCTTGATGTGCGTTACGCATTTGACCTGCTCTGGGAAGCAATAGATGCAGGGGATCTAAGTTACAGCGACATTGAAAATCTCAACGATGCTCAAACAGCGACTGCTCTAAGGAATGTCGTTCCCAAATTGGCTCGCAGCAATGCCGATGGTTTTGCCTCACGTGGTGTCGATTTGGGTAAGTTAAAACCAACACAAGATGAACTTACTTATGAAAACAGG